TGACTTCCTGATGCTTTTCCAAAACCGTAATAGACTTTACTTTTTCATCGTCCTGAATTGCCATGATGATCATTCCGATACCAAGACCACCAATCAGTACATCACCATAAGCATTGGCACAAAAACTGCTATTGGTTCGTTTCTCCATATATGTATCACTCATAACGACTTCTCCACGGTGCATGAGTCTTACATAATTTCCGGGATTCACACCACTTAAAATGGCTCGAATATCTCCGTTTCTGACTTCAAAATGTTCCAGCTTAAAATCTCCGTTTTCCGTGGGAGATAAAAGCTGCGGCATATCTTTATACATAATTCATGTTCCTCTCTGAAATATTGTGTTCTCTTACTTCAATCTCAACTGGCAGATTAATTTTCCAAACGATTGACTTTTCAATAGGTTTTAGATTGGATTTTATGTACTTATGCAATTTTTCTGTTGCCAGTTTTCCAATCTGTGCATCTTCCAACACTGTATTTCGGTCAAAATTAGTCCACGATCTGTATCTTTTAATAGCTGAGATTGTTCCAAAAGAAACTTTATATATGTCTGCCAGCAAGGAGGACTCATATCCTCTATCAAGCAAGTAAACAATCTGTTTGGCTTCCAGTTCAGTCAATTTCGCATCGCCATTGTTCTCACCTGTCTGAGCTGCTTTCATTCTGGATGTATCCTTCGTCTTAACACCAGTCATACGCTTAGAATGTCGTTCTCTTTCTTCCTGCGTCCATACTTTGTTTCTGGATGCTTCCCACGCTTTTTCCATCGTTGCTTTTGGAACCGTGTGATTCTTAAACCAGCCATTTTCATCATTCATCACTTGTTCCATTTTTCTACGATGATCTTCTGACCATTTCACACCACGATTATTTACAGGATCAATGCGTATATTATAGCCAATTCGATTAGCCTGATAAAAATCAATCCAAAAGCGTTCCTTTAGATTCAGCTTTTCCAATGGGCAATATTCCAGCACATGAAACTGAAAAGCGTCCTCGCCGTATTTGTTCCAAGCATTTTGCAAGTGTTTATTTGGATGGATGCCTTGTTTCAATTTCGTCAGATGACTGCATTGCCGTCTATATAAGTTTTGGGACTGACCAATGTAGCGTTTTCCATTTCTTGTATTTTGAATTTCATATATACCAGAAACAGAATTTTCCATTCGATTAATCCTTTCCAATAAACATCACTTCCTTATATTTCACGATAATTCTGACAAGGTAATTTGATTTACCTTTAAAATTGCTGAATATAATTGTCTATCCGACAACAAATTTTCATCTTTAAGAGTTTTCAAAATTCCAGTCATCAGTATCTTCTCAAATTCAAATTGTTGCTCTTTACTTAATTGAATCATGTTATCCCTCCAATTAAGCTGACACTTTTCAGTGAATTTTAGACCTCGTTTTTGACACTTTTCAAATCAATCAGTGTAACTTTGAATGTATTTATCCAGAGTAGCCTTCTTTACCTGTTCAAAATTTGCATATCCAATATCTTGCCTATATGCCTTCTGACGAGGAATACCAGCAGAAAAATCCTTAATAGCATTTGTAGCAACAGCAAAACAGCGATTCTTCATAGTGTGAATCTGCTTAAAATCATTGAACAAGAAATTACGAAGAACAATAGCCGAAGTCTGTCGTTTTTCATTATAATAACCAGTATTGGCAACAGTAAAAAATTCTCTCAAAGCATCTTCTTTAATTCCGATATAAAGAGCGCAGAAGGTTGCGGCAATAATCGGTGCCTTTTTACAAATTACTGCATTATGAGAACCGCTACACACAATAGATACACACTTTGAAAGAATTTCCTCATTTTCATTACAGAAATCAATAATGATCTTATCACTTACTTTAGATTTTCCACACAAAGTAAATAGATAATTGACCCCACCAATTAAGGCAGTTGATGCAACGGAGGTAGAAAAACCATTCATGTCAAGAATATTCTTCATCGTTCTTCCACGACCTCTATCGTGAATGAAGGAATTGTTAGGAACATTATATGTAACATACATCTCAACAGGAATTCCAGCCTCAATGATTGCACTCAAACGATGCTGACCATTGACCAAATTTCCATTCTCATAAAAACCAATTCCCTGTTCGTTCAATTCCCATTTTCCATTCAACATATCTCTGGCGTAATTCTTTACTGTTCCTTGCTGAATGGGACGATTAGATACATTCTTTTGTAAATAAGCTGCCGCTACCTCTGGCGTGATTACTTCCTGTCTGCTATACATCATGATTCAAGTACCTCCTGTAATTTTTTAATTTTCTTTATCACTGAATTAATAGCTTCCACAACACTATCTTTGTTTTCTGGTGTTTGATAAACCTGATTTCTGTTTGCAAGAGTCTGACGCAAAAATTGAATAAACTGATCAGCATTAAAATTAATTTCAAACAAAAGATTTTCCACGGTGTACTCCTGCAATTTTTCTATCTGTACTTCTTTCGGCTTTTCCTCTTTTTTGATTGGTTTATCTTCCATAATTGCTTTTGCAATATTTTTCCGTTCCTGCGGTTCTGCTTTGGGCAATTCCATGATCATTGCCTTGGTAACACTGGATTTTCCACTTAACACTTTTTTTGCTGCATCCTTCGATACTTCTTCTAAAGCGTCAATACCCTTAGAAAATTTTTCCGCTCGTTTGACTGTGGATTCGGAAATGCCAAGTTCATTAGCAATGGCTTGGGCTGTGCTTTTGCTTTTTCGTTCAGGTGTCGAAAAAACGATTGGTTCATTTTGAACCATTTGTTTTTCGGCGTTTTTGTTTTCTACCTGCGCTCCAACAGACTTCTTCCTTGCCGATTGCATCTGTCCAATCAGTCGCAACCGCTGCTCATTTGTCAAATTGCGTCTACCAAGCTGTTTCTTATACATCCAATCAAAGGCTTCCCATTTATCAAAGAAAATCATTTCTCTTGTTTTAAATGGAATTTCTGGATATTCCTGAAGGATTCTCCATCGGTTATGACCATCAACAATAATTCCATTCCAAGTGATGATCGGCTCGAACACTTCTCCATCGTCCAGAATATTATCTCGTAACTGTTCAAATTCTGCATCCGTCAACGGTGGAATTTTGTTCTGAAATTCAGGATCGACTTTTAACTTAATCATTTTCACACTCCTTATCCAAACAGAGCAATCAAAAAGTAAATTGCACCAAACGCAGTGATCGCCCATTGCCACCAAGGGACTTTGCTGCCTTGCCGTTTCTCTTTCCTATATCCGCTCTCAATCTCCTGCGCTCGTTCATTAAGTAATACACCGCCTGTAATAAGCCAACCTAACATAGCTATTCCTCACTTTCGTATTCGCTCCCAATACTTTTGAAAGCGTTCTTCCATCTTATTGCTCATAAACTCTCTTGCCTCTGGAATGGTCATCACCTGAGAAGGTATATAACCGTCCTGACCAAAAGGAACACCAATGGTCACTTTTCCAGTGTAGAACAAGTTTCTGATTTCCTGCGGCATTTGCTCATACATGGAAGGTCTGTAATAATTCCCGCTGCGATTACGATGGGCAATGTATTTTTCCATATCGGACAGCTTCAGGTACAAATCTGCATACTTGTTGCTCTCCGTAGGAACGATCTTACAATCAAAGCCGTCCAGTTTGCTTTTTTCTAAAGCCTGATCCGTAATGGGCAGTTCAAAAGTCAGTGAATAAGGGAAATATCCTTCTTCCAGTAAAGCCAGCTTTTCCAGTGCCTCTTGCCAATGAAAATCCTTGCCGCTGGCAAGCTGCTCTGTACTAAACAGAGTAAACATATCTTCCTGCCACTTGCGACTTTTGGCAAAAAACTCACGGCGCATGGTTTCTTGATTATTCATCATGGATTTTGCTTTTATGACTGCGGTTTTCCGCTCTGCACTTTCACTGCCAAGTGTAAAGGCAAGGAACAAGGCTTCAAAGATCATAAGGAACGCTCCTTTATTTCGTCATATCTTCCACTTCAAAAATTTCTCCAACATGAACAGTCAGAACATTGTTGTAATCCAAGAATGTTGCCAGCTTTTCCATCAGTTTGTTTCGATCCTCCGCATAGACAAGAAAGCCACGACTGCTACCACCAGTATAGTAAACCACAACAGAATATACGCTCATGTTTTCCACTTCTTTAAAAACGCTTACATACTCCATTTTGTTTTCTCCTTTTCCATTGTACTTGTATTTATGGTTATTGTCAAGTATTATTTTCGCATTCTTCCAATTCATCAGGAAATGCGTCTAATTCCTTGCCGCTATCCAGCTTGATTTCCCAC